TCACGAACCGTTTTACGTTCCATGCCCAGGCTGCGTGGAAGGCGTGGTATCCGAATCCCGGCTCGAAGATTGCGACCGGCGCTTCCATGCAAGTCGATTGCACGTTCAGCCCGACGAAATACGGCCACTATTACGTCGTCGCGAACGCGGATTCACAATGGGCGGGCATCATCGCGCACCCATGCAACACGGGCGGACAGAGCGGCTTCCAAATGAAGCTTTACAACGCCGACCAGCCTTGCCCGGTGGATGTTTACGCGGAATTCCTGGCTTATTTGGTCAAGTGATTGGAGGAAATCTTGTCATCGACTTTCGAAATGGATGAGAACAGTGGGCTTTGCATTATCCGCTGCAATCCGCCTATAAACGGGTCGGACAGTTTCGTGTTCACGACCGACGTGCTCGTCTCGTGGAAGGCGCTGCTCGGCCTTGCTTCGACCCGTGAAGCGATCGCCGCAATCATGCAGGGCAAGGAGGACACGAGCCGGTACGACCCGAAAACGGGGCGCGGCGTATGGACAGGCGCGTATGAGGCGCTTGAATCGGCGCTGAATGATTCCGCCACCGGCGTGAGCATGCTTGCGGCTGATGGGGAAGTGTTGAATGACCCGCTGACCGCCGCGCGCAATAAGGCGCGTGAGGGCATGAATCTGCCGGTCATGTCGAATGAGACCGACGCGAATCTCATTGCCACACTGTCCGTTGATGACTCCGATGAGGAGCCGTCGAGTGACATTGACACAAGCATGACCAAAAACATTGAGGGTCTTGACGATTTCCTCAATGACGAGTCCAGTCAATCAAATTTGGACGAGTGCGAGGAGAGATTTTACCAATCCCTCATGCCACGACCTCAAAACAACCAACAATAAGGAGATTGATTATGGCCGATGTGACCACTGAGACCACTACCGATACCGTGCCTACCGTGACGCCATCTGAGCCGTCCGGCGTGCTTGACTTGCGTCCGCCGAAGGAGTCGGTGCGCGCGGAATTGTGTCGATTGGGATTGGAGTTTTCCAGCGCTGACGGCTCGACCGAATCATGGAGGGATTATGCACGTGGCGTGCTTGCCACCTTCGATGATTCCGGCACCGATGTCACTTTGACGGACGTGAAGACGAATCTCGGACGCACCTTGACACTCGACGAGCTTAAGGCCGTGACTCGTATCGACACGATGACCGCCGCAGACTAATCCAGCATTCCAATTTTTTTCAACCCCTGCAATCCACACGGATTGCGGGGGTTTCGTATTTAAGGAGACTATTTTGACTCAGATTCCAGCCGACGCGAACGACGTCATCGACACGCTCTCCGCGCAAATCGGCACTCTCAACAAACAAATCGCAATCCTGACCAGCCAGCTCAACGCGGCCATGAAATTGATTCCGCAGGACGTGCTCGAAAGCGTGAAGGGAGACGAGAATGCAGAGGATTAACTATTTCACCAATCCGAATTTCACCGGCCCATTCGCCGATATAAACATTTCCGGCGGAGCGAATGCAAAATATAACGCCAGCTCCAAGCAGCTGAACATCTATGGCAACGATGGCAGTTATGGTTTCAATCTCACCGTGCCGAAAAACGCGGCACTCGTATTCGCCTGCTTCCTCTGGACGGAACACGACAAAAATCCGAAGCCGCTCATGGTGCACAGTCTCAAGTCAAGCGGCAACGAGGTTATCGCTACTATCGCTTCTGTCACCGTCTCCCAGAATGCGAACAATTTGCTCCTGCGATTCAACTCCACCGACAGTGGCCGGATACGTGTCGAATTCTATCCGAACGGCAGTGCCGCGAATATCGCCAATCCGATTTTGGAATTGGCCGACACTTACGATAAAGCCGTGGGGGGGGGCTTCCGGGCTTCTTCACCGGGGATACGATGCCGCTCGCCTGACCCTCTTGGGGGTGGTGGCATGAGTCTCATCGTTAATCACTGCGTCATGCCGAAAGACGGTGTGAGCGTCAAGACGACGAACACGACACCATCGGACATCACCTTCACGGGGTTGACGGCGGGCGTGAAATACCATGCGAGCGTCGTCTGTTACATGCTGTCCACGAGTGGCGACAATCCGCGCTTGCGTCTCACCACCAATGGCAGCGATAGTGGGCTGGTCACTTCGAATGGTCGCGTGGATTACGTCTTCACCGCCGCCAGCACCACTCACGGCATTCTCGTCGGGCTGAACAATTGCACGGTCAATCTGAGCAAGGGCTTGTGCGTGCCTCAAGACCAGTGGCAGCAGCTCGTCTCGTTGGGATTGCCGGGCAATTATTTCGATGGCGACACCATGCCAAAAGATTAAACGATTTCAAGGAGATGTGATGTGTTTCAAACGTTTTTAGCGGGTTTTGGTGGTGTGGGCGGTGCGTGCGCGCTCATCACGCTCGGCCTGAAAGTCTGGCCGGGCGCTTTGGACGCGCTGGCGACCGGCCTGTACTCGCACGTGCAGCCGGAACGGTTGCCCTATGACAGTCCACTTTCCCAGCATTTCGCAAAAACAAGGACACTGGGAGAGCGGACATCGAAAATCGACGACCGCATGGACGAGTTGTGTCGTGACACGATCAAAAACACGATCATTAGCCTGATCTACGGCGACAAGGACACCGACCACAGCGAGGCCGTCCGATACGAATTGGCGAAATTGGAGAAATTGGACGCGCAGTGCTGGGTCGTCAACGCCGCCGAAAAATATTTGGAGGACCGGCAATGACACGACTGCTCATCGCGGGCGGAGCCTACATCATCCTCCTCGCGCTCATCTTCATGTTCAACCATGGCGCGCACATGCGCTGACATCGATTTTCACAACCGCAAGGCCATCTCTTCGGAGGTGGCCTTTTTATTGCCCCCTATTGGGGGTGGGAAGGAGGCCGTCATGGACGAAGTGACCATGACGCCGGAAATGACACCGCAGGGCGACAGCATGCCGCCCACTGACATCCCGGTCGTGTCCGAAACGGATGCTGCCAAGGCCGTAGAGGGATTGGAGGACTGATATGGCAAGCGTAAGCACTTTCATCAATCGTATGCGCTACTGGTGCGCCGTCGCCAATCTCGGCTACAGCCAGTCCGACCGCTGGAACTTCAACTCATCGGGGGGTAATTGCGATTGTTCCAGCCTGGTAATCCACTGCCTGCGCGAGGCTGGCTTCGACACCGGCTCGGCCACCTACACCGGCAACTTGAGCGACAATCTGACCAAGCGCGGCTGGCAGCGGCTCCCCGCGAATGGCAATCCGCAGCCGGGCGACATCCTGCTCAACGACGTGCACCACGTGGCCGTCTACCTTGGCGGCGGCAAGCTCGCGCAGGCGTCCATCTCCGAGCGTGGCACGGCCTACGGCAAGGCCGGGGACCAGACCGGCCGCGAAACCAACATCAGGAGCTGCTACTCGTATCCCTGGAACTGCTACCTCCACTACGGCAACGGTGGCGGCTCTTCGGCATCCACCGGCGCCCTAGCCGTGGACGGCAACGTCGGCCCCGCCACGGTACGCCGCTGGCAGCAGGTGATGGGCACCGCGGTGGATGGCATCATCAGCGGCCAGCAGGTGCCCGACGAACGCACCTACTGGCGTCCGGCCATCGATTCGAGCGTGGTCCGCTACGGTGCTGGCGGCAGTGATCTGATCCGCGCCGTGCAGCGTCGCCTGGGCTGTGGTGTTGACGGTCTGCTCGGTCCGGCCACCATTCGCGCCATCCAAGCGCACTACGGCTTGGAGCAGGACGCATCATTCGGTCCTGGTACGGCTCGCGCACTCCAGACAGCACTCAATCAAAACCGATTCTAAGGAGAGATTCATCATGGCACAGCATGCCGCAGAAACCACGCTGGAAACCACCGTCAATAATCTGACCAACGAGCGTGAGGACGGTCAGGACAATCAGCAGCCGGGCGTGTACAAGCCGGTGTTCAACGATGCGGTGCGCACGATCATCTATGTGGCTTCGCTCGTCGCCTCCATCGTCGGTCTCGGATTCATGATGTTCGGCGACGCGCAAGTCGGCGGCTTCATCAGCACGGCGGCGGGCTTCATCGCCTCCGGTTTCGGCGTGGCCTACAATCCACTCCGCAACATCTGACAAAAAAATAAGCGTTGCATGAGATTCATCTGCAACGCTTACAAAAATCAAACTGAACCTGCTGGTACATGCTAGGAAATTGCCCCTCTCTCAGCATTGCTGGGGGAGGGGCTTTTTCTTGTTATTCGGCGTGTTTGCGTGGCCTTCCTCCGCCGACACCGCGGCCGGGGCGTTGTGCGTTCCATTGGTCGATGGTGTCCTCGCGCCAGCCTCTGGCCTTGCCGACAACCACGTCCGGGTCGGGCAGCCTGTAGCGTGCCAGTGCGCCTTTGGTGATTCCGAGGCGTTCGGCCACCTCGGTCATGCTCAGATAGCGTTCAGTCATCCTTGCCGCCCCGTCTGTCCATGGCGAGCGTGGCAAGGCTCCAGATGCCGGCCGCGAGTCCGAACAGTCCGGCCTGCCATGGTTTTCCAGCGAAGCCGAGCATGGTCGACAGCAGGCCGCATGTGATGCCGCAGACGGCGAATATGGTGCTTGTTTTCATGATGGCCATGAAATAGGATGGAACCGGGGTTCCGGGCAATTGGAGTGCTCGGAACCCTTTCGTCATCTCTTATGGCGTGGTCTGCGCCGGATCGAGATGATGAGCGCCGCCAGTGCGATGATGTTGCTCACCACCGAGCTGATGGCGGTCACGATGTCCGTCCATTTCATGTTCACCTCCTTTCCGTTGACATAACTATTATAACAAAGTATGTAAAGTATTGCAAGCCGAAACACAAAAAACAGAGAAAAAAATCAACGGATTGATAGACTTGATGCCACGCAAACGAAGGGGCGAGCATGGCCTACACAATCAGACAATACGCCACCAAAGACGGAAAAAGATACGAGGTGCGCTACCGTAAGCCGGACGGTTCGTCCACCGGAAGGCGTGGCTTCAAGCGCAAGATGGACGCCGACGCGTGGGGCGCCGCCAATGTCACCACGGCGAAAAACGTCGGAGCATACATCGACCCGCAAGCCGGGCGCAGGCTCGTGGAGGACTTCTGGGAGCCGTGGCTGGCCGCCAAGAAGACCAAGGCGAAGCCAAGCTACATCAAGTCGCTGGAAGACGCTTGGCGAGTGCATGTGGAGCCGCAGTGGGGCATGAGGGAGATGCAGTCAATCACGCGCGACGAAGTGCAGCGGTGGGTCACCGATCTGGCAGGACGACGCAGTGCGTCGGTGACGATTCGCGCCGAGAATCTGCTTCGCAGCCTCATGGAGAGGGCAAAGGCCGATCGGTGCATCCACGACAATCCATGCGACGGCATCGAGCTGCCGCGCAAGCAGGTGCGGAAGCACGTCTATCTCTCGGCTGACGAATTGTCTCGTGTGGCGATGCAGTGCGGGTGGCGTGAGCCGATCGTGCTGACCTTGGGCCTGTGCGGCATGAGGTGGGGTGAGCTTGTGGCGCTCCGTGTCGAGGATGTCGATCTGCAACGCTGTCGGCTGCATATATATAGGAGCATCACGCGTCTTTCCAGCAGGATGGTGGAGACCGACCCGAAAACCCATGATGGACGTTCGGTGATGTTTCCCCTGGTGTTGCGTCCACTGCTCGCCAGGCAATGCGAGGGGCGCAGGCCGTCCGATTTTCTTTTCACCGCTCCCGGCGAGCCTTTGGACGAGCCGATGGGGAATGGCTGGAATCCGACGCGAAGCGATGGGTGGTTCGCGGTGGCGCTTCGCCGCGCGGGCGTGGAGCGTGGCCACATGACGATTCACGATCTGCGCCATACGGCCGCTAGTCTCATGGTGCAGTCCGGCGCTAACGTCAAGACCGTGCAAAGGCAGCTGGGGCACAAGAGCGCCGCCATGACATTGGACGTTTACGCCGATCTCTTCGATGATGATCTGGACGAGTTGTCGGAGAGGATGGGTGGTTTGCTTTTTTCGCGGAATGTGGGCAAAATGTGGGCAAACGTGACGCAAGGTGTCGATGGAACCGTTGAAACGGTTGGTGTCTGAGTCTTTTCGCCGGTGGGTTCGAGTCCCGCTGGAGGCACTTTTGGAAACCGCCAGAGATGGCGGTTTTCCTTTATTCTCCAACGGTTTTCAGACTTTCCTAATTCACTCCAATTCACTCCAAATCACGTCATTTCTCTACAAAACGTGGGCAAAACGTGGGCACGGAATCACCAGATCATCGGTGGACCTCTGGAATCCAGTGGTGAATCTGAATTAAGAGATGGTTTCAGGGATTCAGGAAAAGGAAGCGGCCCCGCCATGCCTATAATGAAGACACGCGGTTTGGATTTGCGGTAATCCACTCTTGCGAGTATTTTTATCTGATTGTACTATTTTCATTAGAGGAGCGGGAGGTGAACGTCATGGCCATCAACGAGCGGAAATACGAGAACGTCATCCTCTATCTGATCGCCAACATGCGAGATGGGATGATTCACGGCAAGAAGAAACTGGCGAAACTCCTCTACTATGTGGACTTCGACCGGTTCGAATACAAGGAATCCATGGAGACGATCACCGGGGATTCATACAGGCATCGCCCCATGGGGCCAGTGCCTGACCAATTCCAGGACGTGGTGGAACGCATGCGCCGGCAAGGCAGAATCAACGTCAAGGAAATACAGGAATATGACAACATGTACCGTCCCACCACGGTGTATTCCTCAGACGTCAAACCGGATATGAGCGTTTTCGATGAGGATGACAAGCGTATCCTCGAACGTGTCATCCGTCATTACGGGGCGTCGAGCGGGCGTGATCTGGAGCTTCGGTCGCACGGCGAAGCCCCGTGGAGAGCCGTTGGAGAAAAGGAGGACATACCTTTCGAGCTCGCTTTCTACAGGGAGACGGACTTCTCCGATGCAATGTGACGATAGGGGATACTGCTCAAAGGCCCTCAAGAAGATCAGCAAGGACTATCGTGGTTTCAAAGCCGATATGGAACGCGCTCTGAAACTTCTGGGCGACCGGTTCTGCCCGATGACGAGAGAGGAGCCGGTGAAGCCCGGAAAGTTATTGCATCGCGTGACCGTGGCCGACACTTATGAGGTGTGGAAATTCTCGGTCGCCGTGGCCGGGTCGAAACTGCGACCGTCACAATGGCCTCGATTGTGGTTTGGTGTTGTGGGGTCCTCCAAGGTGCTGGTTCCTCTGGTCGCCGCCAGACACAAGGAATACGACATGGATGAGGCAAGGTTCGAGAATGAGGCGCTGTCGTTGATGGAGAAATATTCGCAGGAGGAGGATTTCTAGATCCCACTCCTGCGACGTAAAAGCCGTGACTTGCCCGCTCTTTTATGCCTTTGGGAGCATGAGTGAGAGTTCGAGTTTCTTCAGAGGTACATGTGCTGTCGCACGTATGCTTCGACCTCAGCGTTTTCATCCGGCGTGCCGATAGTCAGCAGCCACACGGCATTGTTCTTGCGCTGAACATTGCCCTTGCGAAGGCATTTGATGAGTCCTGCGGATTCGAGTTTTTTGGCGATCTTGCCTATGCGGTTGTAAGCCAGCTGCTCGCGCTTCGGATTGCGCGGCTCATTGCCGATCGCCACGAGTTCGTCCATTGACTGTGGAAGTGTCATACCCCAATCGATGGCGATTTTGAGCCATCCGGAAGCGTAGGTGCGCGGAAGCATGTGCTTTTCCTTGGCGGCTTTGTCCAGCGGCCAGTCAGCGGTGAGCCATGCCATGCGGCTGAGCAGGGCGTATTGAGCGAAGTCGAAGCTGCGTGCGCCCTTGTGGGTGACGGTGAGTTTCCCTTGGCTTGCGAGTTCTTCGACTGCCAGCATGTTGCGGTATCCCATTTCACGGTCCATTTCCGACCTCCAAGCCATGCGTTACAATGGTTTTGGAAGTCTTTGAGTGAGGCTTCATGTTTTACCTCCGTGGTGCCGTTAACACTGCGGAGGTTTTTTTGTTCTGAAACACATTATATGCTAACTTGCAAACATGTGTGTATGGCGTGTTGTAAACAAGGGTGCATATTAACCTTGCAAGTGGAAAATACTAACTTGCAAACATGAAATATACATATATGCATATATAACATTATTTTCATTCTTTCATACAGCGCCAATGCGCCGAAAAAAGAAAGAATCGGCACGTCCAATCCCCATCTGCGGTAGCTTGAAGCAAAGATGAGAAGGGGAGACAATGAAGAAACTGATTTACCTCGTGCTATCCGTACTGTGCGCAATCTCCGGCATCTACGGCATCTACGACACCATCACCACGCCGCAGGGTGATCTGGTCACAAGCATCATTGCGATTCTGCTCCTCGCATTCCTCGCATGGCTTTTCATGCATCTCTTCCTCAAACCTGAGCCACGCCATAAGCATCAAGCGGAGAATACAGCTGAACCGTCTCAGGAAGCCCCATCGGACGCCACGGCAACGCAAACGGCAGAGACGGCCGACACGGAGCGTGGAGACGTCGCGGAAGCCGATTACGACGATTACGTGGCCATCGACATCGAGACCACAGGATTAGACAGAAGCGCTCGAATCATCGAGCTTGGTGCGGTACGCATGCGCCATGGGCGCAAGGTCGCGTCATTCAGCCAGCTCGTCAACCCGCAGATTCCGATACCGGCCAAGGTCACGCAGATCACCGGCATCACCGACCGGGACGTCAAAGGCAAACCCACCATCGACAAAGCGCTACCCAAGTTTTACGCTTTCTGCGGGCATGACACGTGGATAGGGCACAATATTCGCCGCTTCGACCTGCCGGTGATCGCCAGGGAAGCGCAGAGGGTCGGTGCCGGAATGCCGGACGTGAGCTTCTACGACACTCTGGAAATCTCGCAGACGCTCTTGCCGCAGCTTGACCGCCACAGACTGCTCGACCTCATCCGCTATTTCGGCATCGCCAAGACGGAACGGCATAGGGCCGCCGACGATGCCGCACAGACGGCACAGGTATTCGAGCGCCTGAAGCAGATATAAGTCTTTATAAAGACTTATAAAGACTTATAAACCGCTAGCTGATTTTCGCGTCGAGAAACGCATGATCGCCATCGACATAAGCGCTCTCGATCAACTCATGCGTATCGGCGTAAAGCAGATCATTGGACGGATACTCCTTCGCCATCTGACTTTGGATGTCCTGATCGGAAAGCGACGGATCAAGAATCTTCGCCATGATGGGGAATACGCTGTCGATCTCATCATGTGGCCCATCGACGTAGACGCGGATCATATCGTTCTCCCCGTATCCGAGCACTGCCCCGTAGACCAGCACGTCCACTGACGATTGGCCCAGTTTCCCGTGGAGAGCGTCCGCGTCGGAGAAAGCGCCGGTGCGATACTCCGTCCGATAATAGGGGCCGTTCGCATCACTCGGCGTGAATTTCTCGACGTCGGTTATCTGCGTCGATGAGTTCGCATTGAACTCGTCCACAAAGCTCTGCGCCGTCTTCTCGTCTTCCTGTGGTTGTGGCTTCGACTGCTGCGCGCTGACGTCCGGCGTCTTGGCCGTCGCTGAATCCGGCTCCTGCTGGCTTCCGCATCCACAGACCGTCGCCAGGAGAAGCGTCGCAGCTGTGATGGCAATGATTTTTTTACGCATTGAAAACCCTTTCTTTGGTATCGCTAAAGGTGATTCGTCCGTTAGGTGAGGCGTTGAGCGTGGCTTGGTAGTCCGCAAGCACCTGCATGGTCACGTTCAGCTCGTCTGCTATCGACCATAGGTCATCGTCGTACATGCGTTCGAGCAGTGCGAGCTCGGCGGGATCGACGAGCGTGAGGGCGGTCTGCGTTCTCGCCCGTCGCTCCTGCTTCGAACGATTGTTTGAACAACCATCGTCACCATGCTTCCAGTGCAGCAGCTCATGCGTGAGCACGCATCTTTTCGCCGTGTAGGTAAGGCGCCTGTCAATGAGTATCACGCTGTTGGATGCGTCGTAGCAGCCCCATAGTCCGTCCGGCAGGATGGCGCTGGATACGGTGACGGGTAGGCCGATGATGGCGCGGCGCATGGCGCCGTAGGTCATGCGCCGGTCGATCGGCAGGTCAGGCAGGCTCGTCGTAATCCGGCCCAGCCTCTCCATTGATGGCCTCCTGCTTGCCGTCAGCGTTATAGGCGGCAAGACCATAACCGCCTGCCTGCGCTTTCCTCTCGGCGGCTTCGACAGCATGGCGTTTGGAGTCCATCACGATGTCTCCGATGGGTACGCCGGTCACTTCGCTGATGCGTTCCAGGTCACTCAGGTTGAGCGGGAGGCTGTAGTTTGCCCTCGTGTACCAGTAGACCTCGCCGAAGCCGCAGGCCTTGGCGAATTCCTTGATGGTCATGCCGCTTTGCTTTTGGAGTCTGACGCATTCGTCCATGACCTGCTTGGCGAAATGCGTGACCTCCTGTGCTTTTCTTCCCATGCTTCAAATTATAGCTAATTGCGTAGTCATATGTGCATAAATCGTGAAGACTACGTAATTACGAATACAAGAAACTTCGTAATTACGTATATTAAAAACCGTCGAAAGGAAAAACGAGATGTTGAGCACCAATAAGACCAAGACCCCCGACCACTACCCGTGCGGCCACATGCGCGGCCCCGGCTGGCACGACTGGCGCGCCTGCCTCACCAAGCAGGGAATCGAGGAGGATTAATGGCCGGTCTGACGGAAACAGCCACCAGAAACCTCAAAGCGGAACTCGCCAGACACGACAAGACACCGAAAGACCTAGCAAAAGCATGGGGCCTCGAAATCAGAGCCGTAAACAACAGGCTCAAAGGCCACACGCCACTCTCGACGGACGAAATCGAAAAAGCGGCATCCATGCTCGACATGGAACCAGAAAACCTCGTCATGCTCCTCATCCAGCCAATCGACAGCATCAAACAATTCAAAGCCTGAAATCCACAACCAAAGGAGCGTCCGATGGACAGCAAGAACGACAACAAAGACCTGCGCAAAGCCTGCGTGAAAGCCGTCTTCGACGAATTCGCCGAGCATGGCGACATGATTCGCCCGCAATACGCGGGACAGTGGGATGAAATCGACGCTAGCCGATTCCTGGGCCACATCACCGGACCGATGGACATCGACGTGACCGACCTCGTGGACGTCATCATCGACACGATCGTCAAGGAAGCACAGAAATGAGCGGACAACTGCTTAACCCGCCGGCACCGCCGGAATCAAGGAAAACCATGAAACCACGAATCGAACTCATCGGCACCACCGGCTACGCCATCCGCATCCAGGAAGACAAGAGCGGCCAACTCATCGAGCTCCACGCGGACGGCGAGGAAGTCCTTGCGGACATCCCTGAAAGCACCCTCGACAACTTCGCCTACACGCTCAACGACGACCTAGGGAACATGCGATGAGCCAATCATTCGAACTGCGAATCATCGAGGACGGCACGCACAGCAGTGACCACAGCTGCCTCATCGGACTCAGATTCGACATGGCAGGCGGATACCAGGAACACATGCTCAACAAAACCGACCTCATGAACCTCCGCCGCGAAATCGGACGAACACTCAAAGAACTCAACCAGAAGAAGGACAAGAAATGAACATCTTCCAACAGCGAGAAAAAATCATCGAAGACCTCATCACGGCATGCAAGGAACACGACGAAGAGAAAACCAACCACCTGCTCAACCAACTCATGGAACTCGACAAGCCAGCCGAACAGAAGCCACTGCCTGAAGAACCGAAGGAGCAGGGCTTCTATACCACCGCGAATGATGGTCGGCTTCTGCTTAAGGACGACGATGATGACTGGTCGGCGCGCACGTATGATAACGATTCGGTTCCTAACTTCTGGAAGAACAGGAACACTTATGCGAAGTGGCAGACTGTCTGCGAAACGCTCCCGCCTGAAGCCTTCCCGCTAAAGCGAGTGAACACGGGAGACGGTAACGATGACTGACCATGATTACTGGCTTGAAGACATGCAAGCAATGAAGAAGCGGAAGAAGCCGAACTACCCGCTCCGCCGCATCCTCTTCGCCGTCGCCAGCATCGGCCTCATCTCCAGCCTGACCATCATGCTCACATGGCATGGCGGCAGCACCACCGCCGCGCTCATGGTGGAAGGCGTGTACATCGCCACCGCATTGTGGCTGATCGTCAGATTCGCGCCACGCGACTAAAGACTTCCCACCAGCCGACAGTCCAACAAAACAAACCAATTAGGGACGTTTCGCGGACATCCACGTTCACCAGTCGGCTGGCGGGGACACATAACTGAATATCGATTATTATCCACGCGCCGACCATTATCGCTGCACATACACTGTCGGCGCATTGGCTGGGCGACGGTTCGCCCGCCCTACGGATTCCACACGTCTCTATCAAGGCAAGCACTGATTACTCCTGTACTTGCAAACCACATTTACTCTGCCTGACGGCTTCAGTCACCGTCGGCCACGCCACCGGCCGCAAGCATGTTCAGGTCATGCTCCAACGGTCAAAGGAAGCGCTCGGAATCCACGGACGGCACTGGTTCGACACCAGTGCCAGCCACTCAGCCCCATCCACTCGTCAGGGTGGGGCACGCAACGTCAACACGTCAAGGAGCCACAATGAAAATCACCACACCTCAAGGCATCCTCGAAGGCGAAAACATCGAAGCCATCGTCAGAGAATATGGATTCGACTGCCTGAGCGGTGCCAACCTGCATGGTGTCGACCTGAGCTACGCTTGCATGCATGGTGTCGACCTGCGCGGTGTCGACCTGCGCGGTGCCAGCCTGAGTCATATCGACCTGCGTAGTGCCGACCTGCGCGGTGCCGACCTGCGCGGTGCAAACCTGTGGAGTGCAAACCTGCGGAGTGCAGACCTGAGCTACGCCAACCTGAGCGGTGCCGACCTGCGCGGTGCCGACCATGTAAAACTCAGCATCGCCAAAACCAGCATCCTCCCGGACGAAGGCGACATCATCGGCTGGAAAAAAGCATACGTAGACGACACAATGCCACCGAGACCAGTCATCGTAAAGCTCCTCATTCCGGCCGACGCGCAACGCTCCAACGGCACTGGGCGCAAATGCCGCGCCAGCACAGCGCGGGTGCTTGACCTGCAAGACAAGCAAGGCAACAGCCTCCCACCGGACACCACGGCATACAGCAGATACGACACAGACTTCACGTACAAAAAAGGCGAAACCGTGCACGTCGAAAACTTCGACACAAACCGGTGGAACGAATGCGCTCCAGGCATCCACTTCTTCATCACCCGCATCGAAGCAGTCGAATACTAAGGAGGCTCCAAATGAATGAAACCAGACAACAGAAGCTTGAATACCTCACCGACAACGGCTACCTGCACAATCTGCGAGGAGAGTTAGGCATGTCCACTAAAACGCTAAGCCTCCTCACAAAACTGCCAGAGGACATGTTCACCGCCATCATCCCAAAGGATGCGAAGAACGGAGATACTGGAACCACGGTTCTTTCAGAAGATTTGGTGAAAGCCATGCGCAGAGGCTCCAAGGAACTCCAAGCCAAATACAACACCACCGACATGATCGACATTCTCTACGCGGAGGCAACCAAATGAGCAACGATATCGTCGAGGTCCCGTTCAACGGGAGCGTGATGATCGCGCAGAAGTTGGATGACGGGGAGATCTATGCGGCGTTGAAGCCGATCTGCGAGAACATCGGGATTGCATTCAACGGCCAGAGGGAACGGCTTAACAGAACGCCTTGGGCAGTTGTGCGTATGATACGCACAACTGGTGCTGACGGTAAACGGTACGACATGATGGCTGTCAGCCGGAAGACGCTGACGATGTGGCTTGCGACCATCGACACGAACCGTCTCAGCGATGAACAGGCCCGCCGTAACGGGATCGTCTACCAGCAGGAAGCCGCCGAAGCTCTTGACAAGTATTTCAACGAGGGTGGTGCAATCCGTGTTTCCGATGCTGATTCGGACGAGGACATTATGGCCCGTGCCGTGCTCGTCGCGCAGAAGACCATCGAGCATAAGAATCGTCAGATCGCTGAAAAGGACGCGCAAATCAAGGTGTTGGAGCCTAAAGCCCTGTTCGCTGACGCGGTGGCCGCTTCGGACGGCACGTGCCTGGTGGGCGAATTGGCGAAGATGCTGCGCCAGAATGGCTTGAACATCGGCCAGAATCGGCTTTTTCAGCTTCTTCGCGATGATGGGTTCTTCGGCAAGTCCGGCTCGAACCGCAACGTGCCGACGCAGAAGGCGATGGACTTGGGCTTGTTCCGCATCAAGGAGACGGCGGTGACGCATTCGGACGGCCACGTGACCATCAGCCGCACACCAAAGGTCACCGGCAAGGGACAGCGCTATTTCATCGCCCGCTACTGCCCGGAGAAGAAGCCGAATGACTGACCTGCTTCGGCCGGAGGAGTTCGCGGCGATGATCGGCTTGAGTCCCCGCACTCTCGCCAATTGGCGGAGCAATGGCAGGGGGCCGAAGTATCTGAAGCTCGGCCCTGAACCACCAGCTGGCAAGCAGGACAGGCGCCCGGTGCTTTACGAGCGTGACGTGGCCGAGCGTTGGGCCACAGCACACCAGTACACGAGGACGGTGGCGAGATGAAAAACGGCATGTTCGTCCCAGCGGCGCGGGTCCAAAGCCGCCCAGATGTCAAAAGCGATGGGAAAGTACGCTTCGACACCGGCAAGCCGACCCTCACGCAGCAAGGAATCGACGTGGACAAGTTCATCAGCGACAACCACGCGCTCATCGAAAACTTAAGGAAAGGAACACGTTGAAACACGAATACACGGGCGACGAGCTCGCCGAACTGAAGAAAATCTACGACGAGTCGGGAGAAGCCGGACTCCAGATCGGCGAAATGCGGGCGTTGCGCAAGGCCGGACTCCTCACGCAGGGCCTACCGGAGAAACCGGCGGAACCGTCGAAACGCGATCTCATCCTCGCGCATTGCAGAAACCGCATCGACCAAGGCCAACCGTTCGACGGCAAGGAAACCGCCGAAGCGCTCGGCATAAGCCAGAAAACGGCAGGCAACATCATCGGCCAACTCCGCAAGGAAGGACTGCTGCCGGCCTTCGACCAGCATTCACCCCGCAAAACACGGAAAAACGCCACGACCGGAAAGAAGAAAGAAACCATGACCACCACATCGAAACTCACAGTGGACAAAATCACCGCAACGAAACTCACCCCCGTCGGAACCATCAGCGTCGGGCCACAAGCCACAGCCGATCCGCGCATCATCATCGCAAACGCCTTGGTCGACATCTTCGACGCGGTGAGCGCCTTGCAGCGAACCGCGTTCCAAGCCAACGACAAGGTGGTCTACGGATTCGCCACGAAACTGCTCACCGGCGAATTGATGGACATTAAGGCCAACTACTCGAAGGACGCGAAGTGAAGCGTATTCCACTCAAGGACACGGAACGCTACACGATCGAACGTTTCAAGCAGTGCAAGAAGACGGAACGTCATCTCGCGTGGCTGAAGAGCCGTAAGGCGGGTGTGGGCGGGTCTGACATGAGCACGATTCTCGGCCTTAACGCTTTCAAGACGCCTTACGAATTGTGGCTTGAGAAGACCGGCCGTGTGGAGCCGGAGGACATCTCCGACAAGTGGGCTGTCATCAAAGGCAACGCGTTGGAGAACGAGCTCAGGAAGCGTTTCCGTGCCAATCATCCTGAAATGCTCGTCACGGACGGCACGGACAAGCAGTTCATCATGCGCGCCAAGCCATATCTGCGCGCTTCACTTGACGGCATCCTGCAAGGGGAGGACGGAAGCTTTGGAATCCTCGAAATCAAAACGGCGAGCGGCCGTCGAGCGGGGGACTGGCGTGACGAGGATGGCAACCTCCGAATTCCGCCATACTACTTGGCTCAGGTCGAATTCTACGCGCTCGTCACTGGATGGAAGTGGGGATACGTGTATGCCGCCATCGGGGACGACGAGCCGGTAGAGATTCCCTTCGAGGCGGACGTGGAGGATATGGCCGCGATAGACAAGGCCGCAGCCGACTTCTGGCATTTCGTCACCACTGGCACGCCGCCGCAATTGACCGGAGGTGACGTGCAGAAGGCGTTCCCCGAGCCCACGCCGGACATTGTGGACGAAAGCGACGATGACGACCTGTACGACCTGCTCGCAAGATACGAGAGCGCCACCGGAATGCTGAATGACATGAAGTCCGCTCAGAAGGAATTGCAGGAGCAGATCATTCTGCGCATCGGCTCGCACACCGGCATCAAGTGCGGGAATTTGCAAGCCACCTACAAGCCGACAACCCGCAAGGAATACACCGTCAAAGCCACCACATACCGCAAATTCACATTCAAATCCATCGAGGAAAAGGAGCAATAATCATGGGAGCAATCGCACAGCAGGCGCAAGGCCGTCAGATGGTCGAAATGACGCCGAAGAAAAACCTCCAGATGCTGATGAAGAAAAGCTGGCCGCGCATCGCCAGCGTGGTCGGCAACAACATCAGCCCCGACCGCCTCTACCAGATGTGCGTCAGCGCCATCAACAAGACGCCGAAACTCGCGGAATGCTCACCGCAAAGCGTGCTCTCCTGCTTCATGACCTGCTCCGCGCTCGGATTGGAACCATCCAACGTGGACGGATTGGGACGCGCCTACGTGCTTCCCTTCTACAACAAAAAATCCGGCGGCATGGAGGCCACGTTCATCATGGGCTATCGCGGCATGATCGATTTGGCGCGACGCAGCGGCCAGCTCGTGGACATCAGCGCCCGAGCCGTCCACCAGGGAGACGAATTCTCCTACTCGTATGGTCTCAACGAGGATCTGCACCACGTGCCATGCGCCAACCCCGGCGAACTGACCCACGTGTACATGGTCGCGCATTTCAAGGACGGCGGCCACTACTTCCTCGTGTTGAACCGTCAGGAGATCGAGCAGGCGAGGGCACGCAGCAAGAGCGGTAATTTCGGCCCATGGAAGACCGACTACGAGGCCATGGCCAAGAAGACAGCCATCCGCCGCGCGGCGCCTTATCTGCCGTTGACGGTGCAGGCGCAGACCGCCGCCGCCAGCGATGACACCACGCCCGATTACGGCGACGTGTTCCAGCCGGTGCTTGATGACGATGGCGATGATGGAGCTGATGACGTGACCGCCGAAGTCATGGAGCCTGATACAGAAGCCGAGCAGCAGGCCGATGTGAAGGAGGCCGAGTGATGGCCACCGTTGAAAACAACGATATAAATGTTCTGCTCGATCATCTGAGGATGGCGAGGGAGATTGTGGGCGACTATCGGAAGAAGCTCATCGATGCGGAACCGGAGGAATACGGCGTCTACCGTGATGCGATCGGACGCCTTTGGATTCATGAGTTCACAAACCACCAGTGGGAGCTGATCGAAGCCGGGGACAGATGCTGCCATCTGGTTGTCAAATATTGGGAGTCCCTTGTCACAAATAAGGACAATGCGCCCATGTTCCCGTTGAGATTTATCACGCCATTCATCGAGGAAAAGGAGAACTTCTAATGGCAGGGGAGACAGTTATCACGATCGTCGGCAATCTGACCGCCGAGCCGGAATTGCGCACGACACGCAATGGCGGCGCGGTGGCGAATTTCAGCATCGCCTCCACCCCGCGCACCTGGAACCGTAACACGAACCAGTTCGAAGACGGTCAGGCGCTGTTCCTCCGCTGCTCGGCCTGGCGTGACCTCGCCTCGCATTGCGCCCAGACGCTCCGCAAGGGAATGCGCGTCATCGCCCAGGGTAGGTTGCAGCAGCGTTCCTATCAGGCGCAGGACGGTTCCAACCGTACTGTCATCGAAATGACCGTGGACGAGATAGGACCGTCGCTCCGTTATGCGACGGCGCAGGTGCAGAAGATGCAGTCAGGCGGATACCAAGGCAGCAGCGCCAATGGTGGCGGCTATCAGCAGCCGCAGCAGCCCCAGCAGCAGTCGCAGGGAGCCGACCAGTGGTCTGCGCCAGTAGAGCCTGAATTCTGATGCGCGAATGGTTGGAACCGCCGGACGTGGAACCGGTATGTCCCAGGCATGGGTGCGCGCTGTATCCGGCGCGCCCCATCCCATGCCCACTATGCGAAGAAGAAGCCGAGGAAGAGGAGGAATGATGCAGGAATTCGTCGTGGACATTCCACGGGACGAATGGTGGACGCAAAACCGTCGCGGCCACTGGCGAGTGAAATTCGCGCACACAAGCGCAGTCAAACAGCGTGCCATGGCATTCGCCAGATTCTGGCTCCAAAACGGACACCACAGGCCACAACACTTCCCAGTGCACGTCACTGCCGTCATTCACCCATTGACCCACGGGCGCTTCGACCCGGAGAACGCGGCGCCCATGGTCAAGGCCATCCTTGACGCGCTCACCGATACCGGATTCTGGCCCGACGATGACTCAAAGCATCTCATCGGCCCCGACTACCGCGGCGGAGAGCCAAGCAGCCGAAAAGGCTGGTACCGAATCACAATCCGAATCGAAGAAGAGGAGCACTGACATGGCCACGAACGTGAGTCAGCAAGACGAGACACTGCACAAGGTTATCGAATGGTGTGATCAGCGCGAGGTTGAGGGATTACGGCTTGCCAATGCTTTGCTGCAGAAGCATGACTTGGCTGCTTATGCAGTGGTCAAAGCTCAAATAGACGCATATCACAAGACCGCCGAACACTGCCGTTCCATGCTCGGCTACAGCGGCTCCATGCCGTCCTGTCTCAACTATGAAGACATCGATGACAGCAGCCCGGACCTTCAGCCACAGGTTGGCGACTACGGTGTGGCCGTCCTTGAGAACGCTCACGGTCAGGAAGAAATACCGTTCCACGTCGAGCGGGAGGAGCATACCGGACTGCCGGTCGCACTCCTGAACACACGACTGTATGCGAAACCGGAAGACGACATCGACGACGGACAGTACGTGAGCCTGTTCCAGCTCTATTTGGACGGCTTTATGTTGAGTCGGACGGGCCGAAAGCGGAACAAAGACGCGGAGGCATAGTCATGTGGTTCAAACGTAAATACAACGAATATGGGTGTCCAATGTGCGGCAGACTACCAGTAATCAAGGCATGGCAAACGGAAAAATACCACGAGAGCCGCAAAGTAAGGACAACACTCACAGTCTACCGGCTCCAATGTCCACGTGGACATATCTCTACAAGCTGGTTCAGCCACGCCGCACTCGCAAGCAGGCAGTGGAAAGAACTCGTGGACGAGTACAAGGGGAAGGATACGAAATGAGCGCGTATCAGCCTGTTCTTGACCCAGCCTGCGGCGGACGAATGTTCTGGTTCGACAAATCGGATGATCGCGTGCTTTTCGGTGATGTGCGGGATGAAAGCTGGGAATTGTGCGATGGGCGTAGATTCGAAGTCAAGCCGGACATGCTGATGGACTACCGCGATCTGCCATTCCCTGACGAGACGTTCCGCATGGTCGTGCTCGACCCACCTCACCTGCGTGATGCGGGAAAGACGAGTTACATGGCGCAGAAATACGGATGCCTCGACCGAGAGACATGGAAAAACGACCTTAAGACCATGTTCAGCGAATGCTTTCGCGTATTGCAGCCTTGCGGAACGCTGATCTTCAAGTGGAATGAAACGCAGATACCGGTCTCGCAGATTCTCAAGCTCACCGACCATAAGCCACTCTTCGGCAACAAACAGCCGAACCGCACCGGAACACATTGGATCGTCTTCATTAAGGAGGATACGAAATGAGCAGTCAATACAAGGTTTGCCCGCTGTTTTGGGCTGATCGCGGCAGCGACCGTCGCTTAGTCAATATGGAGGCGCTTGAAGAGCTGCTGAACGATGGTTGGAAGATTTCACGGGTGGATACCATGCCGCCAACGGAATTGCGTGATAACGCCGTCACAGCGACGAACGTCTACATCCTTGAGATGGAGGCTAATGATGATTAGTCAATACGACAAGGACATGTGTTGCCTGTATATCGCTGAGGGGATGAGCTACATCTGGCAACAACGAGGGAACCAAGAGCTTTCCCGAATACTTGAATCATTGGCCGATAGGAAGCTCATGAAGCGTGTCCATGGCGGGTATGCAATCACACTCAAGGGCCTGTTGGCAGTCAAGGTGTGGAGACTTCACCTGTTCCTGTTCCATCACGATGAATACAAGTACTTCAGGAGGAAGAAATGAGCAGGGCTGAAACCACCGCCATGCTGTCCGAGCTGGTAGAGAAGCGTCTGAGGAATCAGACCGCTTTTTGGGCGAGCGAGGTCAACTTCGACCGCGGTACGCCTGACGAGCGGCGAGTGGACTACGTGGGCTTCAAGCCCTGGAACATCAACGGTGAGCCGGTGCCCGCAAGCGTCGAGAAAGGCTGCTTCGAGTTCTACGAGGTCAAGTCATGCATGGCTGACTTCACTAGCGGCAACGGACTGACGTTCTACGGCGATCAGAACTATCTGGTCTGCACGAAGGAACTGTGCGACGAGATCGTATGGCAGAAGATGGTGCCGCCGCGCGTGAACGCGATCCTGACACCGGATTCGACCGGCTCGAAACTGATTCTCAACTATGTGCAGTCCTACAACGACATGTCATACCGGCGCCGTCCGGCAAGCGAAATCCTGTGGGCCATGGTCAAAGCTAACGGAAAGAGGACAAATTGAGCATCATGCTTGACGAGGCCAACGCTTACGAGCGTGGCATGGATGATGATTTGACTTTTCAGACGGTTCGTGAGCTTGCCGGTACAGCGTACATGGCTGGACGTACCATGCCGCCAACTGCCGTTGAGATTGAGGCCGTGGCGAAAAGACTGCTGTGGCGAAGCTGCAAGAAGTGGGATGGCATCGAAAGCGACTATGTGGCGAAGGACGAAGACGATGCATGGGATTATGCCGGTGAGATTCCCGGCTTCCAGGAGGAATATATCAGACAGGCCAAGGAAATGCTCGAAATCGCACGGAAGGCGGTAAGCGAATGAGCAATACGATCAGATACGTGGAATGCGCTCACTGCGGTGAGACGGTGGGCAGCTATTACGCCACCTGCCCTTACTGCGGGTACCGGCTGGTGGACGCGAAGCAAGCCGTAATGGACGGCCTGACATGGTGACGCTCGACCCGCCACCGGACTTGGTGGAGATCGCCGAAGCCCTGGACGCGATGGCGAAACCACACGTGGGAAGCGGATGGGCGAACACCAACTACACCGATCTGCCCTGCACCACGCCACGGCAGGAGGCCATCTGGATGGAATTCAACGGCATCACAAGAGGGGAGGACTGATGGCAAGGCGCGGATACGTGCAGCTCGTGAACGGCTTCTACGACAACGACAAGGTGCGCGATCTGGTGCGTGCCGGACATGTCGATGCCGTTGGAGTGTTCTGCATGGCGTTGTCGTTGTGCGGGGACAGGCTCACGGACGGGTTCGTGCCACGCCGTGCCATGCTGGCGAATCTCGGTGCGACCGAAGAGCAGGTCAGGGCTTTGGTGGACGAGGGCATGTTGGAGGAGGTTGACGGCGGTTGGCTGATTCACGATTATCTCGTCCACAACCGGAGCAAGGAGCAGGTGTTGCACGCTCGCGTGAAAAGCGCCGAACGTGTCGCTAAGCATCGTTCAGACCAGAATGTAACGGCGTTACATCGGAACTGTAACGGTGTTACATCGGGACAAACACCAGAACACCAGAACACCAGAACCCAAAAGAAAGAGAAAGAAGAATATTCTTCTTCTTTCTCCAAAGAAATCGGGGTCAGCGACTTCGAGCTGGTCAGGGAGAAAGCCCACGCCAATGCCGCCATAATCCGCGATTACCCGAATCTCGACCTGTCGGACGCGTGGAACGCCTTCGCCGCTCGCCACTACGGCGAGACACGCACCGTCAACGACTGGTGCCGCCAATGGAAAGGCTGGTGCCAGCGACGCGCACGCATGAGCGGCATACCACCCTCGAAACCACACAGGCACACGTGGCAATGCGAACACGTGCTCCAGGCGCTCGGACGCGACAAGGAAACCGCCACGCCAGACCAACGAGCCTGCCAACTCGCAGAACGACTCAACAAGGAGCAGAACACACAATGATAGAACCCAAACTCATCTACCATCTCACAGACGCCGAATACCACCGACGCATGGCCAAGGCATGGCGAGAAGGCTACGCAGCCGGATGGAAAGACCAGGAATGCGACTTTCCGCCACACACCACAGAAAATCCATACAAGGAGACAACACGATGAGAATCAAGAAAGTCCTCGAAGACATGATCATCAAGTGGCATCAGGCCGGTTACGCGCTTGACGAGATCGCGCCGCTCGTGCCGCAGGTGCCGAAAGCCGAAATCGCCGCCATCATCCACCAGCACGACAAGGAGACTCGACTTTGACCAACTGCCAGCACTGCCAGAAGCCAATGAAGCCGATCGCAGCGAATCTACTCTGCGCCAGCTGCCGAGAAAACTACTGGGCGCTCATCAGACAGCTCGGACACGTCCAACTGCCAGCATTAAGCTCCATCATGCTCAAGCAAGCGCACATCGGAGCCACGGGCCACGCGCCAAGCCGAGGCAGCGCGCCAATGCCAATCGACACGAGAGCGCAAGCCCTCATCACCGATTCCGAAGCGTGGCTCGCCGAACAAGCAGGCAAAATCAACGCACGCTACAGCAATCTCCCGTGGGACAAGGCATGGAAGAAGATCACGGCCAACAAACACACCATCCTCAGCATGAGCACCGCAGCAGACGACTACACCGCCCTGGAACACATCAGCAGACGCAACGAGACGGCCTTGACACCAGAAGAGGCAATGGTCATCATCGGCACATGCCCACAATGCGGCCACCAAGCCACCAGCACGCCACAGGCCGACGAATGGACATGCCCGCACTGCAAATGGCAAGGCGGAGTCCAAGCCATCAAAGCCACCCGCGACAACAAACTCTGGCAACTCGAATACACCGGAAAACCAGTCGAAGTCGCAAGATACCTCTCCAAAATGGACATCCACTGCACAAGCGACCAGATCCGCCAATGGCTCACCAGAGGCAAACTCCACGCCACGCCGACAAAACACAAAGGAGAGTACGTGTTCAACCTCGGAGAAATAACCGCCATGCTTGACTGTCACAATTAAAATGCTATACTGTCGTACAGTAGTAAAATGGTTCAGCCTGAAAGGGCTGGGCCATTATTCATATCAAGCTTCGGTAGCTCAGTGGCAGAGCACGATGGATAGCACAGATACCAGAGGACGGAACAGACCGGCCATGGCTTCCATGATTCTTTGAATGCCCGTGATAAGAGACAGTGCCCCTCATCGATGTCGTGGGTTCGACTCCCACCCGAAGCACCAAAGGCGGTGAATCAATGCCAGGAAGAACGCGCAAGACAAGCCGCCAATTCGAAAAAGACAAGGCCGCATTCTTCAACCAATGCAAGGCACACCATGCAGTCTGCTGGTTGTGTGGTATGCCAATCGACTATGCGGCACCGAAGAACACAAGCGATGACAGCTTCAACCTCGACCATATGTTCCCCGTCAGCAAGCATCCCGAACTCCAATTCGACCCAGCAGGCTTCAAACCGAGCCACACCAGCTGCAACCGACTAAGAGGCAACAGTGACCCGCCCGCACCAATCGGAACACTAAGCAGGCAATGGATTAAGACAGCATGAGCAAGGAGACAGCAATGCAACAGCCAGTCAACCTAACACTCACCGCAGAAATTAACGACAAGACATTCCCAATCAGCAGCTTCACGGTCAACATTCCAGTGCACGTCAACAGAACATACCGCTACGAGGTCATCGACTCCGAGCGTGCCATCGCCAAGCTGATGCCACCAAGCACAAACGAACTCATCAAACGCTTCAAAAACGCAATCAACGCATTCCAAACAGCATTCGAAACCGACCCAAACGGGGTAGGGGCGGTGAAATCGTAAAACCAACGAGATGGGGGTCTAC